CGAGTCAACATTCCATCAATCATCCACTCTACATCCTCAACACGCTCAGTTAATAGCTCATAGTCAAGGTATTTGCCTTCACCTCTACACTCATTACAAGTGTCAGACTCGCTGTGAGATGGATGCTCATAAGAGCTGCTGATTGATACTGTGCCTGTGCCCCAACACTTGCCACATTCTTTGATAAATTCTGCTTTCATATTTGATTTGTTAATTATTATAGGACAAAGTTAATATCTTTTTTCATATCTGCAAATAATTAGGTAAAATAAATATTAACATTTGATTGTTGATAAGTGTTGATTAGATAAACATATGTCTAAACTATGTCTAAATAATGTCTAAATAATGTCTAAAATTAAACATAAAAAAAGCCCCCTTAATGGAGGCTTAGACCTATGACCCCAGATCATAGGGGGGCGTAAAAGACTTACTCTGAGCGGGCAGTTCTAATGGGATGCCGAGTAAGTAAAAAAACCTGCTAAGTGTGGGCGACCGGGGACTCCCCAATCCTTTAACCATAGCAGGTGTATTCTTTTTTTATAGTTCACCTATTCAGCCTGTGAGTAGAGGAACTTATTTGAGTGATCCGGTAACTGTTCTAATGGTAAGTATCCAGATACTATTTTTTCTTAAACCTCTTGACTACGAACTTAGATGCAAGAGTAGCAACTGCTTTGAGAAATTTATTCTCAGACTCTACAGTTACCTTAGTTCCTGTCTCATCTTTTTTGATGTTTACATCTACTTTCTTACCATCATAGTCAAGCTCATGATTAGTGCCATCTTTGTGGTATTCTATTTCTGCTTTGTTTGTTTGGATGATAACATCTGTCTTATCTCCTTCAATGTTAACCTGTACTTTTTTAGGTCTGCCTACTTTCTTTGCCATTTTAAAATTCGTTTATTAAACATATAGATACTTTCGCCTGGTCTTTTGCCATACGAACCATTCTATCATAATCAGGGTTGTTATTAAGTACTAAGCATCCCTCTGACCATCCTCCTATCTGAGTTGCTACCTGTTGACTACCTTTGTTATAAGTTGCACCATGAACATTCATAAAAATAATGTTATCCATTAGCTCAGTAGTTGGGTTAGTTTTACCATCTGCTGTGTAATCTCTTCTATAAGGTACTTTGGCAACCTGTCTGAGTGCCTCCATTTTACCTCTGTGAAGTCCATAAGCATAACAATCATAGTTCCATCTGTCAGCTTCCATTACTGCAGTTCCTTTGTTTCCTTTGTTTGTTGTGCAAGATGTAACAAATTGAAATGATGAGCCTTTAAAGATATACACTTTGTCATCAAATACATTATTAGCATCCTCATTAGAACGCACAAACAACAGCCACATATCAGATGGAATAGTCTTATAGTTAGATAGTTGCTTTACTCTATCTAAAAGTTGCTTATCAGTGTAGTTCTTAACGTTGCTCATTGGTTTCTACTGTTAGTTGTGATAGTGTTGCTGCTACTGTTCCTGCTGTTGCCACATATCCTGCCACAGTTATTACCGCTGCAGGTAGTGTGATAGGTGCAGCAAGGATAACTCCTGCTATTGCACCCACTGTAATGGCTGCCTGTTGTACTCTCTTCCAAAACTTTGGAGTTGGAGCGTTCCATCTTTGTGCTATGCTCATTTTAAATTTATTTCTATTAGTTTCTTAACTGATTGAGTGAGCTCACTTATCTGCTCAGCAAGGTGCTTGATTTCTAACTGAGTCATTTTCTCAATTGCCTCATATTTGAAGCGTGCCTCATTATCAACAAGCTCAATCTTACCTTTCAATCTACCTTGAGTCTCAATTATTTGTTTTTGTTCATTCATAACACTTCTCAAATCACTATGTAAACTCTTCAAAAAATACCCTATCCCAGATATAAGTATTGTTATTACTGTAAATGCTACCTCATTAAATCCCATCACAAAATCAATATGCTGTTATTATAACCATTTTCTCTAAATCCTCCACAAGGACAGTCAAATCTACATACTTCCCCACAGTTACATCCACAATGGTCTATCATAGGTCTTAGGTCAGTATCTCTGTTCACCTCTGCAGTGAACTCAGGATATAAGTCCTTGTTAGCTATCAAGTATCTTGTTAACCTGGTCTCAAAGAATGAGGCCTTTTGTGCATAGTGCTCCATCCCAAAGGCTACCTCTGAGCGAGTTACTGAGCTTGAGAAATCTCCAAACTGAGTCTGCAGTCCTTTGTTCTTAAGTTGATATGTCAAGCCAAACACAGCGTCCTCTGCACTCCTCCAAGCTATGACAGGTTGAATGTATGCAACAAGTGCCTCCTCAACATTAGTCAAGGTCTGAGCATTGTATTTAGTGAGTAGATAGTTGTAGAATGTAGTGCCTAATATAGGCATAACTCTGAGCTGTGCCTGTGTTGCTATGTATGGAGTAACATCTGTCACATCAACATTAGCTGTGATAGGTGTGTTAGTCTTTAAGTATGTCTCTGTAATAAAGTAGTTCATGGTGCTGCAGGTGTTTCTGTTTGTATTACATCTCCACCCTCTATTGGAGGCAGTGAAGCAAGAGCTCTTATCTCATTAGGTGTCATTTTCTCAAGTACCTTAGTAGCTACCAATGGACTCAATGAGTTCAAAGCATCAGATGTCTTAGAGGTATCTCCTTCAAGTTCAATGATTGTCTCATTAATTATTTGGAAGTTGTTAATTGAGAACTTACCTGGTATCTTAGCAATAGCCATTATCTCATTAACTATCTCCTCCACCTGCCTTCTCAATGGCATTACTACATTTTTCTCAAATACAACATAAGCCTGCTTAATATCACTGCCTGAGCCAAGTGATCCTTGAGTGCGGACTCCCATAAGGATGGGGTCTATTGTATGAGCAAAGCATATCTGTTCTGTATTGAGAGATGAGGCCTCTTGAAATAGCTTATCATTGCTATTAGTAGGAAGGCTTTCAATCTTAGGTAGTTGATCCTGATTATTAGCAAAGAATGCAACAGCCTTCCCTGCATTAGCAGCTCCTTTTAACCTATCAATGGTCTGCTTAATCATGTGTTTCTCCTCCTCTGACTGTGGCCTCTTAGGGAACATCATGGCAAAGGATGGAAATATTGAGTTTTGAATGTTACTCTTAGCAAAGTACGATAACTCGCCCGAGAGAAACGCAAAATTAAGTGAAGAACTGTACTGCGGCAGCGGATACCACTCCTGTCCTAATGTCATTAACTCATAGCAATATAGCTGCTCAAGGTCAGTGTTGGCAGGATGATACTTTTTAATATCTCTCACATCAATTCGAGCTGTCCAATCATCACAAAGGAAGTATGTCTCTTTATCTCTTGACACTCTAACTCTCTCAGGTGAGATGTTCTCTACCTTATATATCTCTCCTTTTTTATTATAACACAGCTTGAAGTACACTCTATGGTGAACTATTAACTGCTGAGCTATGGCTCTGATTGTTTTACCTAACTTTAGCTTTCTCTCAAATGTATATAGCTTAAGTTTATCCTCTTGAGACATTTTCTCAGTCTCAATAGTGTATCCTCCTCCTGTTGCTGAGTTAGTCTTAAAGTCAACTATTGCACCATGTAAAGGTGAGCTGTAGTATAGTTGATTAAGTAGCTCAGGATAGAGGTTATCCTGTCCAAATGGAATGTAACCTTCTATCTGATAGCGGCCATTAACATAAGGAAGTGATAGGTTAGCACCACCTACCTTTTGAAATGGAGTAGAGAAGGACTGATATCCCTCAACTATCTCTGCTGTTTGTGGCTTGCTGCCTATAAATCTGTTATACCATGCCATTAGTCATAGATTGAATTAGTTTGTATCCCTGCCACTACCATGCGACCTTCCTCTATCATAGTCAATCCTGTAGGGTCATCCGTTGGAGTAGGACTCTCATAGACTTTATATCTGTACTGACCCTTAATAAAGTCAACATCAGTGGGGTCATCAATAGTGAATAGGTTATATCTTGAAGGCCATGAGGAGCTATCAACTCCCTGCCAATAGATAGGGTTAGCTGTAGTGTCAAACTCATCCTCAAATTCAAATAAATAGTAAGGATTAGAGATGGTTGTAACCTCTGTAAGTGTCAACACAAAGGTGTTAACTGTATCCTTCTCAAGATATATCATACCTATATTGTATCTCAAAGAAATAATTATTAAAAAAGCCCCACCGAAGTGAGGCTCTTAGTTTATAATCTATGGCAAGATTAAAGGAGTCCGGCAATAATAGCAGGGTCAACCTCATATGCCAAAGTAGGGTTCTCCGCTACCAAAGTAACGCTGTACTTACTACCATCTGCACGAGCTGTACCTGAGCCTTCACCTGTTGCAGATAACTGCAAGTAAGGGAAGTACCAATATTTTCCGTTAGCATCCTGTACAATACCTGCTAAGTATTGTTGGCCTGCTCCTAATATGTTAATAGCTTTTGACTTATCCTGGTCTCTTCTGTGGAACATCAAGTTTATTGTTGCAGTCACATAAGTAGATCCATTGATTAAGTCAATAGCTGAGTCCTCAGTGTATGAGGATACGTTTCTTCTGAACTCCAATTCAATGAATGTATCACCTCCACCTATTAAAGGTAAAGAGTCAATAGTCCAATCATTTGGTGCAGCATCTAATGTGATATTAGCCTCATCAACTTGATCTTGTCTATTAACTAAAAATCGGTAGATACCTCCAGAGTTGTTGTCGCAGCTTTTTAAAATTGTTTCTAAAGTTACACAGCTCATTTTAGTTTTTTTTTAGTGTTTAAAAATAGGGGGCATTTCTACCCCCGTTATATATAAGGGAGAGATTAGTCGAAACAAACGTTATACAAAACAATCTCTGCAGGGTTAACATAATGGAAACCTACTTTCATGTTAGCACGAGTTCTCAAATAAGGCTCAGCAACTGAGTCAGATAAGTTAACAGCTTTCAATGCTTTGTCATCACCCTCTGCATCAAATGCATAGATAAGGTTATTTCTCAAAGTCAACAAGATAGTGTTATCTGGCATACCTTCACAAACAACTACATTGATTCCTAAGAATGTTAAACCTAATGGAGTAGTAACATAAGTCAAAGTGTTACCTTGTGCAGCAGCAAGCTCATAAGCATTAGCTACATTAGTAGATACATAAAATCTTAACTCAGTTTTTCTTCTGCTAATAGTTGAAGGAGCAAGAGCAAGTACAGCACTCAATTGGTCAAGTACATTTGATGTATCAATAGCACCTGCATACAATCCATTCACTGCCACATCTCCACAAAGTCCTTTCAAGTATCCATTACACAAAGACAATAAATCATCCTCAGACTCTGTATCACCTTGCCATCTCAACAACTCGATATCTTGACCGATAGTCAATGCCATTTCATTCCAGTAGTATGACATAAAAGATGCAACAGTGAAATCACCATTAGATCCTTTTGCCATTTGTAAAGCTAAGAATGATTGCTCTAAGTCAAACTGACATAATTGAGCCATAGCTGACAAAGGACATACATCAATATCAACTGCATCTAATGAATCATCAGGAGCAGAGAAGTTACAAGTAGATGCTTGTAAGATGTTACCAAAAGTTACATTAGCAAGTTTTGTCTTTGACTTGATGCCCGGTAAAGAGCGAAAGTTAGATGCAATATCCTCTGATTGAAGATATGCTTTTGAGTAGAACTCCTCAGGGTTGGCACACAATAATGCGTTAGTCTCAACCTCTAAATTAAATTTTAAATTACGGTTCATTTTATTTGGTTTTTGAAAATTTTACAAATTCTTTAAATAGCTCTCTTGAGCTCATCTTTTGGTTCTTAGCCTCAACCTCAATCTCCTCATCTCTTGGAGCTAAGTACTCCTCCATTTGGTTCTTAAGGTCAGCTATGATAGCAAGTAGTTGATTAACTTGCTCCTCAATCACAGGTGATACTATTGCAAGTACAGCCTCAGCATCGGTGGTTGGGTCAACTGCCATCTCAACATCCTCAGCGGCAGCATCTGCCTCCTCCTCTTGCACATCCTCAGCAGCTTCATCAACTGTAGTCTCAGCCTCTTGCTCAGCCTCTTCTGTGGCAGGTTCTTCTGCTGCCAGTTCTTCTTTGTCTTTGATCTCGATAACCTCTCCGTCTTTTACAACATAGATTTTATCCTCAATCAAGTGTTCTCCATCAGGTAACTTCATTGTATTTAGTTTTAATAATTCCGATAGTTTAAGTCCTAAGAATCCCTCAATAGAGTAACCTACTTGACCTGACTCAACAAGGCTATCATAGTACTCCTTATCAGTTACTTGACTTGTTAGCATTAGAGTTCCCTTAGGTACTTCAATACCATAGGTAGTGAATGCTTT